CTTTCTGCCGTGTCTGGTGGCTGGGCTGGCGTTTCACCTGTCGAAGAAGATACCCGGCGCGCTTGAGCGCATGCCGTTCCTCAAGGCAGAATATGAAGAATTGTGGCAACAGGCAGCAGACGAGGACCGCGAAAAGGCCCCGCTTCGCATCGCCCCGCGCCAGATGTTCTACTAAGGGGGTGCCGTGCCTAACAGGTTTGCCTCTGGTAAAAGGGCCATCGCAGAGTGCGATGTGTGCGGGCAACGCTATAAGCTGAAACAGCTACGCAAGCTCGTTATCAAAACCAAAAACACCAATATTCTCGCGTGCCCTGAATGTTGGAACCCGGACCACCCGCAGTTGCAGCTTGGTATGTACCCGGTCGATGACCCGCAGGCGCTGCGCGACCCCCGCCCCGACAACAGCTACCAGCAGTCGGGCCTCAACATAAATGGTAACCCTAGCGACGGCAGCCGGGTTATTCAGTGGGGGTGGAACCCAGTAGGACTTACCAATCCTTTGGGTTTATCTGGTCTTCCAAATACGCTATTAGGAGTTGGCAGCGTAGGAACCGTAACCGTACAGACGGAGGAATAAAATGGACAAGAAGCCCAAAAGTGTACCGGTCCCCAAGACCTCGGGCTACCCTAACAACGTAGCAAACACCCAGACGGTCAAGACCCGTGGCACCGGTGCCGCTACGCGCGGAACCAAGAGCAGCAGCAAGCTGGGATAAGCCGTGAACTACGACCAGCTTTTCGAAACCATCAAGGGGTATGTCGAAAACGACTTCCCCAATACGACGTGGACCGACTCTGCCGGGTCGGGCACGGTGACGTTGACGTCCACCGAGCAAATCAACACGTTCATCGAACAAGCTGAGCAGCGCATCTTCAACACGGTCCAGCTTCTGGACCTACGCAAAAATGTCACCGGCAACTGCACGGCGTCGAACAAATACCTGACCGTTCCGTCTGACTGGCTGGCTACCTTCTCACTTGCTGTCATCGACGCCAATGGGAACCAAGAATATCTGCTGAACAAGGATGTCAGCTTCATCCGGCAAGCATACCCCAACCCGAACGATGAGGGTATCCCATCCTACTACGCCTATTTTGATGAGAACTCGTTCATCCTAGGCCCGACGCCCGACGACAACTACGCGGTTGAGCTGCATTATTTCTACTACCCGGAGTCCATCGTCACTGCTGGTACGTCGTGGCTGGGCGACAATTTTGACAGCACATTGCTCTACGGGTCGCTCCTAGAAGCATACACATTTATGAAGGGTGAGCCTGACGTCATCGCCGGATACCAGAAGCGGTACGACGAAGCGATGGCCATGCTGAAACAACTCGGTGAAGGAAAGAACCGTCAGGATATGTACCGGACCCCGCAGGCCCGGTATCCGGTGGCATAAGGAGGGGACATGTTCGAACCAATTTCCGGTGGCCTAGGCAGTGTGATGGTCCACACTACCGAAGGGCGCGGTGCTACCCCTGAGGAAATCGCTGAACGCGCGCTCGACAAGATTATCTACGTCGGGTCGAATGCCCACCCCGTCATCCGCGAACAGGCAGAAGCGTTCAAGGACTCCATCCGTCACGTGCTGATTTTCTACATGAACGAAGCGATACGGGCGGAGAAAGTCACTCTGGCGAACAAATTTCGGGAGCTAGGGCGCGCAGACCTCATCCCCATACTAGACGCATAAGGATACCACGATGGCCATTACACAATCCCTCTGCACCAGCTTCAAAGCCGAGCTTATGCTCGCAGTGCATGACTTCCGCGTAGGCGGCGACACGTTCAAACTGGCGCTTTACACCTCGTCGGCTTCGCTCGACGCTAACACTACTGCCTATACGGCTTCCAACGAAGTGACGGGTACCAACTACACCGCTGGCGGCGGCACGCTGGTCAATCTTGGCGTTGTGACCTCGAACAACACGGCATCGAGCGGCACGGGCTTCACCGACTTCTCGGACCTGACCTTCGCCAATGCGACCATCACCGCGCGCGGGGCGCTCATCTACAACACCACGCCGTCGGCCAACTCGAACGCCAATACGACGCTGACCAATGCTGCTGTGGCGGTCCTCGACTTCGGCTCGGACAAGACCTCGACCGCTGGTGACTTCACCATCATCTTCCCGACCGCGACGAACTCCACCGCCATCATTCGGATTGCCTGATGATTGAAGAACTCATCTCGCGTGTTTTCTACGCCCGCAATGTGGCGCATTTCGAGCACTGGCGTGCCGAAGGTGTGGGCGGCTACGCCCGGCACGTGGCGCTGGGTGAGTTCTACGATGGCATCATCGACGCGTTGGACAAGCTGGTTGAAGCCTACCAAGGTGCATTCGAGTTGGTGGGTACCGTCCCTGCACCGAAGACCAAAGCCAAGGAAATCCTGCTTATCTTGGTGGAGGATGCGGAATGGATTGAGAAGAACCACGACAAGATATGCAAGGGCAACCGGGCAGTCGCCAACCTCATTGACGGGGTGACCGAGGTCTACCTCACCACCACATACAAACTTAGGAACCTGATGTAATGGCTCTGGCTGTTGCCGACCGCGTAAGGGAAACTACGACTACCACTGGCACGGGTACTGTTACTCTGGCCGGGGCTGTGACTGGCTACCAGTCGTTCTCTGCTATCGGTAACGGCAACACCACCTACTACACCATCAATGCTGGCAGTCAGTGGGAAGTCGGCATCGGCACCTACACTGCCTCAGGTACGACGCTATCCCGCGACACAGTACTCGCTTCCAGTAACAGCAACACACTGGTCAATTTCAGCGCAGGCACCAAGGACGTGTTTGCCACCTACCCTGCTGGCAAGGCAGTGTATCAGGATGCGTCGGGTAATGTGGGTATTGGTACGGCTTCGCCCAGCCAAAAGCTGACTGTTGCCGTTGCAGACACCGCTCAAGCTGCGCAGTTTCGCGGCGGTACGGGGTACCTACGAATTCGTCCTTATGTCGACGCTACTAACGGGGCTTTCATAGACGCTACTAACACGGCGGAAAGTGCGTATCTACCACTGTCGCTCGCGGGCTCAACTATGCGGTTGACCACGAATGGCGGGTTGGCGGCTACTATTGACAGCTCGGGTAGGGTCGGCATCGGCACCTCGTCACCGAACGCCCCGCTTGAGGTCTACAACGCATCCGGCGGTTGGATTAGGTTCGGTAACGCCAGCGGCACCGGTGAAGTCTTTGCTGATGGCTCGTCCACAATCCTTGGTTCTGTCAGCGCGCTACCCCTTGTACTACGTACCGGCTCTGCCGAGCGCATTCGCATCTTGACCGGCGGTGACGTCGGCATCGGCACCTCGTCACCCAACGCGAAACTCACCGTAGCAGGGGCCATAACCAGCTACCAAGCTGGGGCCACTGACCAGTTCATCGCTACACCGCAGACAGCCGGAAGCGGCGTACTCCTGCTCGCTGTAAACGAAGCCAACAACGCCTACCGCCAGATGACAATCGACGGCTCGCTAGTGGTGATAAACACCGCTGGGTCTGAGAAGGTGCGGGTCGACAGTTCGGGCAATCTCGGTGTCGGCCAACCATCTCCTGCCCATATCATCGACGCCTACAGCGCGGCTAACGGCATCATCCGTGTGGGAGGTGGTAGCGGCACCAACCAAGGCGCGGCCTTCTATGTGAAGAACGCGGCTAACAGTAACACTCAGGCAGCATTTGGCGACCGTGCACGCATCTTCGGTGGTACCCCCGACCAGTTGACCTCGATATTCACCAGCGCCCTGCCACTGACATTTGACGTGGCTGGCGCTGAAAAGATGCGTATCACTGCGGGGGGTGATGTCGGTATCGGTACTTCTGGCCCCAGCTATAAGCTGGATGTACAGGGTAGCAGCGCGTTTCTGGCGAATTTTAGCGGCCCTGCGAATACCTTCATACAGGTTAGTGACGGCACCGTAACGGGAAGGTTACAAGGGCAAGGGACGGTGTTTGCCGTAGGTTCCTCTTCCAACCACCCACTTACGTTCCTTACCAATGTCACCGAGCGGATGCGCATCACGACTGCTGGCGATGTCGCCATTGGTTACGATACCCCTCGCGGCAACCTGTCTCTTGCCACTAACTCTGCGGCTGCGGTCACCAAGACAATTCACATGGGGTACACACCCGGTGACTATTACGGCTTCCGCCTCAACGCCACGAATACCGCAGCGAGCACAGCAGCGGGCACATTCTCCATCGAGCGCGGCACAACCGCAGCGTGGGTTAGCACCATGCTTATCGACAACGACGGTAATGTCGGTATTGGCACCACGTCGCCCCAACAGAAATTCGTTGTCAGCAATGGCGGTGCTGGTGGTATCGAGATTTTGCCAACCGGCGTCATCCAGTCCTACAACCGTGGCACGAGCGCCTACCAGCCAATTTACCTTGACGGCTCACAGATACTGTTCCGCCCATCTGGCGTTGAGGCTGCAAGGGTTGATAGCGCGGGCAACCTTGGTGTTGGTACTTCTGGCCCCAGCTACAAACTCGACGTTGCCGGTCAGGCCCGCTCTTATAACACCGCGTCATCGTTTAGTCAGTTGCAGCTCCTAGCCCAGTACACGGGCAGCTCGGGTCCACTTGCTTTGGGTCAGGGTTCGGATGGCACCAGCTACGCTATTAACATAGCTAATGCTGACTTGGTGTTCGGTACCAACGGTACCACGCGGATGCGCATCGACACGGGAGGCAACGTCGGTATCGGCGCTACACCCAGCGCGTGGGTGTCCTCGTGGAAGGCTATTGACCTAGTCACAGGTGGTGGCTCGTTTTTCGGTTCACTCGCCATAGCTGGTATGGGTAACAACGCCTACCTCGATAGCGGGGTCAACTGGCGCTACAAGGATAGCTACGGCGCGGCTCAGGTCTACTTTGCTTCGACGGGCAGCATCTCGTTGAACACAGCGGCTGCGGGCACCGCCGGTAATGTGGTGCCGTTCGTGACCCGACTGTATGTAGCCCCCGGTGGTGATGTTGGTATTGGCACTGAAAGTCCCGGCTCTCGTCTCCATGTCAACGGCGGCTCCGGCCTTATTGTTGGTGACACTGGCTTGTCGTCTTCGCAGGTAAATATTGGCATTGCCCTGCTTACCGCAGGTCGTCCGTTCATTGGCACCAACACAAACACCAACGCACTTGAGGTCGGCACGCGGGCCAACTCTCCGCTCATTTTCGTAGCGAACAGTTCGGAGTGGATGCGTGTTACGGCAGCGGGTGATGTCGGTATCGGCACAGGTAGCCCTAACACAAAATTGGAAGTGGCGGGCAACATCCGAACGGCGGGGGAAGTCGCACTATCCGGTGCGGATTTTGTGTATAGTTTCGCGGGTGGGTCGAGCGGCCAAAGGCGTTCGGGCCTGTATCTGGACGGCAGCAATAACGAACTGCGTTTCTATACTAGCAACGCGGAAATAGCGCGCTTCAACAGCAGCGGTAGTTTGGGTATCGGTGCTACCTCGGTTAGTGTGAAACTCCATGTAGCGGCGAACAACCCAACTCGTGGTATCCTTCATCTAATCCGTAACGACGGTAGCTCGGGACAAACAGGGTCGCAGATACAGATAAGTCAGAACGCCATCGCAGACTGGGCTATTGGCCAGCCAGCAGGGACAAGTGCTTTTGCTATCTGGGTCGACCGTAATACTGCTACTGACGGCACGGAGTTGTTCCGCCTGTCTTCGTCAGGTGCCCTGACTTCTACTAATCTCGCCGACGCAGTCGGCTACAAGGGTCTGCCGCAGAACAGCCAGACGACCGGCTACACGCTGGCGCTCTCGGATATGGGCAAACATATCTCCATCACGACGGGCAATATCACCATCCCGGCCAACGGCAGCGTTGCCTTCCCGGTCGGTGCTGCGGTCACCATATACAACAACAGCGGGTCTACCCAGACCATCGCAATCACCACCGACACCCTGCGCCAAGCAGGGACGACGAACACCGGCACGCGCACCCTTGCTGCTTATGGCGTGGCAACCGTGCTCAAGGTAGCGTCAACGACGTGGGTGATTTCAGGCAACGTAACTTAAGGAGGCAAATATGGCAGTAACGAACACATGGGGCGTAGTGCAGATGGACTGCTACCCCGAGCATGATGGCGAAACCGACGTGGTCTTCGTCGTGCACTGGAATTTGACCGGTACCGAAACTGTCGGCGAGACGACCTACACTGGCTACGTATATGGCTCGGTAGGCGTCACCCTTGACGCCGAGGCACCGTTCACTCCCTATGCAGACCTTACCGAAGCGCAAGTCATTGGGTGGGTGCAAGACGCACTTGGCGCAGAGCAGGTAGCGGCGTATGAAGCGAATGTGGCGCAGCAGATTGCCAACCAAATCAATCCGCCTGTCGTCACGCCACCGTTACCTTGGAGTGCATAATGCAAATCGAACTGAAACTACACATCGACGAAGTGAACGCCATCCTGCAAACCCTCGGCAATCTGCCGACTTCGAGTGGTGCGTGGCCCCTTGTGGTCAACATCAAACAGCAGGCTGAGGCGCAGGTGCCGAAGCAGGAGGAAGCCAGTGAGCAAGACGCAACCTGAATGGCTGGAGGTAGCGGAACGCTACCAAGGGCTTAAGGAAATTCCCGGCCCGAACCACAACAAGACCATTCTTGCTATGCTCGAAAAGCTGCATGCGTGGTGGCGCGACGACGAGACGCCTTGGTGCGGAGTGTTCGTCGGTCACTGCATGGCAGAAGTCGGCCTGCCTTACCCCAAATTCTACATGCGCGCGAAGGCGTGGTCGGACTACGGCTCGCTTCTACGGCGTGACCGGCTAGCTCCCGGTGCCATCCTCGTGTTCGACCGCGCGGGTGGCGGTCATGTAGGTTTCTATGTGGGTGAAGATGCGGGCCACTACTTTGTACTTGGGGGGAACCAAGGCAACGCTGTCAACGTGATGAAGCTGGGCAAAACTCGTCTGGTTGCTTCGCGCTGGCCCAAGGGCGTGCCCGTGCTGGGCGGTCCTGTCTACCTGACTGGAGGCAAAGTCTCCAAGAACGAAGCATAGGAGTTTGTATGAGCAAAGACGAAGTTTTCGGCGTTGTGCGTGCCGTGTTGGCAGCAGTCGGCGGTTTTCTGGCAGGTAAGGGGTATATCGACTCCGAAACCGCTGTGACCGTTGCTGGTGCCCTCGCCACCATCGCTGCTGCATTTTGGTCGGTGAAATCGAAGCGCGTCGCAGCGCAGTAATCGACCACGTAAACTACCCTAGAAAGGAGGGAGGCTGAGTTATGTTTGGTTTCTCTCCTTTCGCTTCGTCCGGTTTCTCGGACCTCCAAGACTCCGTCAGGCAGAATGTTGAGCTTGCGGGGCTAAGCGCCAGCGTATCGCTGGGTAGCGTGAGTGTCAGCGAAGGCACTTCGGTCACTATTACCGGGCTGCTAGCTACCACCGCACTGGGCACCGTCACTGTAACTGGCAAAGCCAATACAACCCTCACCGGTTTGCTGGCCTCCACTGCGCTCGGCACCGTCACTGTATCCGGCAAAGCCAACACCACACTCACTGGCCTGCTCGCTACCACTGCACTGGGCACTGCGGTTGTTCCCGACCAAGACGTCCCGGTTACTGGCATTGCTGCAACCACTGCACTGGGTACAGTTACCGTTGCGGCCAAGGCCAACACCACCCTCACCGGGCTGCTGGCCACCACTGCTACTGGTACGCTCGATGCTACCGGCAAAGCCAACGTCACACTGACCGGCCTTGAAGCGCAGCTTGCGCTCGGCGACTATATCGTCAGCTTCCCGGTTAATGTCTTCGTCGACCCGGTCGTCGCCACTACGAGCCTAGGGAGCGTCACCACCAGTGGTGATTGTAATGTATTCCCTGTTAGTGTAGTAGCTGTAGGCAACGTTACTAGGGTTCTTGTTTGGGGGCAGATTGACGACAGCCAAACACCTAACTGGATACCGGTCAACGACACTCAGATTGGCGGATGGGGGGTTGTCGACGACAGCCAAACACCGAACTGGCAGCCAGTTAATGATGCACAGGCGAGTGGTTGGACCCCCGTTAACGACAATCAACCGACAACATGGTCCGAAATTTTGCAGTAAGAGGGCATAATGGCTAGTACGTACAGCAACCTCAAAATCCAGCTCATGGCTACGGGTGAGAACTCGACCACATGGGGTAACGTCACCAACACCAACCTCGGCACTGCACTTGAAGAAGCCATCGTAGGCTCGACGAGCATCGTCTTCTCAAACGCAAACCAGACGCTGACTTTGACGGACACCAACGCCACGCAGGCTGCGCGGCACCTTCGCCTCAACCTGTCTGGTTCGGCGACTACTGGTTACAACCTCGTCGTGCCTTCCATCCAGAAGCCCTACATCGTCAACAATGGCACCGATGGCACGATTACCGTCAAGACGGCAGCAGGTAGTGGTATCGCTATACCCACCGGCAAAACCATGTGGGTCTATTCAGACGGCACCAATGTCGTCGATGCAGTCACTCACCTCACGTCGCTGACGCTCGCTTCACCCCTTGCTGTTACCAGCGGCGGCACCGGCTCGAACAACGCCTCGGGTGCGCGCACCAACCTCGGCCTCGGCACTATGGCCGTGCAGAACTCCAGCGCGGTTACCATAACGGGCGGCTCAATCTCGGGTATCACCGACCTTGCCGTTGCAGATGGCGGCACC